TTACCCAATATTTTGATGGTGGCGGAAATCCTGCCATGTAACCATCATCATGCAAAGCCCCACTTGGATAAGATTCTAACAATTCGGTAAAGCGCATGTACACGCCTCCATCATTCCAAATGACTAAACCATACCTGAAATAATATAATAAAGGGTCATAAACAGCGACATTTAATGTTCCAAACTTGTAGTTTTTCAGCCTGTATTGTCTCAGCCAATCCAATGGATAAATAAGCGCACCAAGGAAATTCAAAAACCTTGCTTTCCTATACTTGTCTCGTATAAGAATCTTTATTTGTATGGCAAAGTCTATGTCGTAGATACTCATGCTAAACGATTGCCGAATATGTCAACGTATCTGAAATTGTGCTACCTGTTTCTGTTTCGGTAACTACATAACCTGATTCTGGGATATACTCCAAAACGTTTAGGCTAGTAGCTAAATCGTAAAAAGGTGTCTTGCCAACAAAAGCCGTTGTGTCAGCCCTGCCAGACGCATCTAGCAACTTGAAATCCTTTACGCCCGATACTGATTTAATCGCTAAAATAATAGCATTGACTGTTACGTTTGACCCAAAGTTTTCAGCATTACTAAGTGTGGCGAAAAGTGAATTTATCGCAGCTTCTACTGATACTTTTATTGATCCCGAATACTGACCATCATAAATTACTTCTCCCGAAATATAAATCTTGTCGGATGCCAAATTGATAACGTTGTATTGTGCGCCCCCTATTCCTATCTTGTTTATGTACGTTGTAAGTGCCGTATTTTCATCAGTTGCCAATTGTACTGGGGGTTCTGATTTGGCAACTTTTACGTTTACTACCTTGTTTGCGCTACGTGTAATCCCAACTCTCGAAATTATTAGTTCAGACGAAGGCAAAGGGTAAGACCATGTACCTGTCGTTGAATCGTAAACAACTGCATTGCCGAATTGAAACTCTTTTATTCTGTCAATCAACCAAGGCGGAGAACCAACGCCAGCCCTATTTACTATCGCTTCTGAATTAGCCGTAAAAATATCAAGTATTTGCTCAAAGAATGCAATGCATACAGCCGTGACAAACGTCCACGAAAGCCAATTAGAAACCTTTTTGGAACTAATATCGCTAGGGGTTGTAGATTGCGCCAAAAGCGTATCTATCGCTTGTTGCTGAATTGATGCTACGGTTCTGCTCATTTCGCAATAATAGCTTTAAATCAATAAATTAGGTTCTTTTTACGGTAAGTTTACAGGTCGCTTTCATTGTCGACATATTCAACCGTTAAATCAATCTCAATAGGCGCATCCATTATAGTTCCGTTTCTTGGTTCGTTCAAAGTAGAGTCTACATAGCAAGTACGGAAATCAATCATGCAATGGTAGATATTGTCATGGTCGTAATCCCTTTCCTCGTTTATCCTGAAAAATCCACTAGTTTGTGGTGCTTGCCATTTATGAAAAGCTGCAAAAGCTTCTTGACGTACATCTTCAAAAACTAGATTTTCGTCCATGTTTTCAGACTTATCTAGCCTATGAACAATATGCAATCGAACATCGAACGGGTCGTAAATCTGATTTCCATTTCCAAGTGTGTGTATTTCGTTTGGAAGTATCTCGACAAAAATAGCAGGAGTACGGAAAGCAACCGATTTGTTTTCAGAATCTTCACGGAGATTTTCAACTTGGTTATTCCAAGTATTGATGTACTTGACGCTTGGACATTCTGCCTTTATCCTTGCTGATGCGTTGATTCTGAATTGTTTCATCTTAGCTAAAAGTTAAAGAAATTAAACCGCCCAAGTATTTTATCAAGCCTATTTGTAATGTGTGATTTCTGCTTACGTTTCAAGTTACGAGAATTACCAATAAATTTACGCTTTGGCATTTTGTCCTCTCCGTAATTATGACGGCTTGCATAGTCTTTAGTGAGCCTACTAGTTCCTACTTCTATCCTGTCAAATCGTGCCTTACGTACCTTAATGTCCCGTCTTAGTTTCCCAGACTTGACAAGTATCGCCCGTGTCCTGCGTCCTAAATCCTTTTTCTTTGGGTATTTATATTCTGGAGTTCCTGCTATTCTACGTCTTACTTGCTTCCAAGGATTAACTCCGTTATCGTCAAAGCCCTGTTTAGTAAAATTGTCCTGAAAGAAATTGGCCGTTATTTCGCCCACTTCGCGAGGCAGTGTTCGCTTTAGCTTTTTGAGGGCTGCAAGTTTTTCTTTGAAATCAAAACTACCTTTTCGGCTCATCCCATTCCTGTTTTGATATTCTGAACTTATCTAACAAATCTAAGACTAAACCCTTTTTCTCTTTAGAAATCTCATTTGGACACGAAATTGATACAGGATGAGAAAAGTCTTTACCGTATAGTAATTCAACCCCCATTTGCTTTATCTCCGAAATTACAGAATTCTTAATCATCCATTTACCTTTTCAGATATTGTGTGTAAAACATCCCATTCCTCTTTTGTAAATTCAATGTCAGTTCCGTATTGTTTGCCAAATTCTATAAAATCAACCCCTTCGGATTCCTTTACATATCTGATGTATTTTTCTAACAACAAACGAAAGTCAATATCAGTCATGCGTTACTGGTTTCATTGGGTAATAAGTCTCGACAATATCCTTTGTTTGCAAATGTGACAAGTCAATATCAACACCATCGAATTGATACTTTTGACCTTCGATAAAATGATCGCCAGAAGCTTCTAGGTTCTTCTTTACCCAATCGCTGTATTTTGCGTAGCAACGAACCGACAATGAGATACTTTTCAATGCCATTCCCTGTTTTCTACGTGCAAATATGATAGTAGCCACAGCGTCTACTATCGGGTTATTTGTTGGTGCTATTTGTTTCCAGTCTTTTACCATACAACAAACATACTAATCAAGCTTAAAGCCAATGCCATAAAAGACAAAATTATTGATCCTAAATGAAACAAAAAATCTTGTCTAATATTTGCATCGTCACATGTTATTTCGTAGGCAATATGAGATTCTATCCATCTTTCTTTTGATGAATCAATGTCTTTATTTATTATTTTCTTCGCTAATATCATTTTGGCAATGGCAACCCCCAATTTTGTTTTGCTAATTTACGGTATTTTGTCGGAATATCGGTAAAATATGGATGTTCTTTTGTAAAAACCTCGCCTGTTTGCCCTGCGTTGTTTCTAAATGTAGGGGCTGGTTGTATTTCAAAATCGTTTATTGTCTTTTTGCTTACGATTCCATCGGGAATAGACTGGAGTAAACACCTACATCTGTAATGATTTAAAGGGGCTGCCTCATTCCAAAATGGGTCTTTTCTGTCCTTTATTATCCCGTTATACTGAACGCAAACAGGACTTGTATTTTCGTCAATAACAGCCAAATATTTGACCAAATCAAAAGGGGACGTTTCAATATCCTTCCACTTGGTAGCGTTTTGCGCCTGACCTATACAAGTCTCATATTCGGCATCTAGCCAGTTTACGTTGTACTTGTCGTAAATCTCTAAGGCTCTTTTCTTGAATTCACGTAGCGGAATTATTTCGTCACCTTCGACTATTAAGTTAGTCGTTTCCAGTACATAATTAAACGTCTTTGCCCCTGAAAAAATATGCACGTTTTCACGTAGGTTGTAGAGTAATTCGTAGTCTACGCTTTCCATCGCAGTATCGGCAATATCTTTGCCAAAACCTTTAAATACTCCCTTGGTGAAATAATCGGCAATTGCCTTGTAAAGTTTGTATGGTAAATTTGCAGGGTCAACTCGACCGTCATAAATGGATCGTATCAAAAGCCCAATCGTGGCTTTATCCCAATTCATACATTTCGTCTAGTTTGTTCTGAACGTTTCTGTCGAGTTTTACTGGGGGTGTTACGACTTCCTTTTTCTTAATTACCATCTTGGTTCTTTCAGAAAGGTACTTTTCATCAACCTCATAGCCAGCATCCGAAAACGTTTTCGCCATTGTAGCTGTGACCAAATTCATTTCGTCTTCTTTCTTCCTTTCTTCCTGAATCTCTGAATCGTTCTGGAATTTGAACACGTCCGACAACGGTATATTAAAACCTAGCAATCTAAGCTTAGGCAAAAGGATGTCATTGATGAAAGGCTCAACGAAATTCGCATCGGTTGACTGAATATCTTCCAAGGCTTCCTGAATTTCTTCCATCGAACCAAGCTTGCCAGCGGTTGAATCAATCGCATCCGCATGACCTAAAAGTATCTTACTTACTTTCTTTTCGCACCTGTTCTCAAAATTATCATAGGACTGAAAACCAGAACCTGAATTTTTGCTTTCATGCAGTTCTATTTCGTCTGTCGGATCAATAACAGCAACCGCAGAACTCGCAAGGTTCTTTAAGCCTTGCTCCAACTCATCACGCTCATGGTCTTCTGTTTTGGTTGTTTTTCCAACGATCAAAGGCATTACAAACTTTTCAACAAACTCAGCATTATAGCTCATGTTGTTACGCATGAATATCTCATACAAGGCGACACGATACAAAAGACCATAACCGCAAGTGCTTATCCCGTCATCGCTTGGAGTTGGACACCACAAAGACCAGTCTACATATTTATTCCCAGCGTCATCCTTTAGCGTTTCGTC